CGCTCACCGTGGCGATCACGACGGCAGGCCATGACCGCAACTCGCTCTGCTATGAGATGCACCAGCATGCCCGGTCAGTCGCTGATGGCTCGCTGGTCGATCACAGTTTCTTGCCGGTGCTCTATCGTGCGCCAGACGGTGCGTCATGGCGTGATGAATCAACATGGCGAGCAGCAAACCCCGGCTATGGTGTATCTGTGCTGCCCGATTACATGCACCAAGCAGCGCTCGACGCAGCGCAATCGCCTGCCCGTGAGCTAGCATTTCGCCGCCTCCATCTCTGCGAGTGGACCGACACAATCACACGATGGATCGCACCCGAGACATGGGACGCATGCCGCAGCCCTCGACCTGATCTCGATGGCCGATTGTGTTATGGTGCGCTTGACCTGAGCTCGACCATGGATCTCTCGGCGTTTGTCCTGGCGTTTCCTCTCGACGATGGCACGATCTGGATTGAGCCGACATGTTGGGCACCTCGAGGTGCCCTCAAACAACGTGAGCGCACCAATCGCATGCGGTATGACCAATGGCATGCGAGCGCGCACATCAACGTCACCGATGGCGATGTGATCGAGTACGAGGATGTCTACACGCGCATCAAGCAACTTTGCGCACAGTATCGGGTAGTCGATATCGCAATTGACCGTTGGAATGCTAGCCAGTTGGCGCAGCAAATGCAGAGCGACGGGCTCAACATCGTATCGTTTGGGCAGGGCTACGCAAGCATGAGCCCAGCCGCTAAAGATTTTGAGACATTAGTCATGGCGAGAAAATTGAGGCATGACGGCAATCCGGTATTGCGGTGGTGCTTGGGCAACTGTTCGATAGAGTCAGATGCTGCCGGAAACATAAAGCCCAGTAAGGCTAAGTCATCAGAAAAGATCGACGCCTTGGTGGCGAGCATCATGGCAGTCGCAAGATCTCGAGTCGGTGAGGCAGGCGGAGCGATAGGGCGAGGTGCCCCATCGGTGTACGAGTCGCGAGGGATGACTCTCATATGACGATCATCGATCGCATCAAGAGCCTATTCACGCTGCGCGCGGGCAAACGCCCGAGCATGCGAGATCCCGCGCTCACATCGTGGTACGGTGGTGAGGTAAGCTCTGCTGGTGTGCAGGTATCAGAGACATCAGCGCTCAGCTATGCACCGTTCTGGCAAGCCGTTCGCATTATCTCCGAGACAATCGCTAGTCTGCCTTTTCACGTTTATCAGCAGACCGCCAACGGGCGAATTATCGCTGATGACATGATGATTGCTGACCTGCTCAGATTTGCACCAAATGAAGAAATGACCTCGATGCTTATGCGTGAGCAGTGGCTTGCGCAGGCTCTTACGTGGGGCAATGGCTACTGCGAGATTGAGCGAGACACGATAGGTCGCCCGACGCGATTGTGGCTACTGCGTGCCGAAAACATGAAGGTCACACGTAGTGATAATGGCGACCTGCAATATGTCTATCGCAACGATTACGCTCGACCGACCTACCTGCCCGCGTCTGACGTACTGCATCTACGCGGCCCTGGTGGTGATGGCTATGTCGGTGCCAGCGTTGTCGCACTGGCTCGAGACTCGATCGGTCTTGGCATTGCTGCTGAGTCGTTTGGATCATCTTTTTTCGGTAGGGGCGCTCGACCATCTGGCGTGCTCGAGCATCCCGGCAGGCTCAGCGACGATGCCCGCGGTCGTCTGCGTGGCGATTGGGAACGATTGCACTCTGGTATCGACAATGCCTCGAGGGTCGCAATCCTCGAGGAGGGCATGAAATGGACCACGACCGCAATCCCGCCTGACGATGCGCAGTTCCTTGAGACGAGGCGTTTCCAGCTCGAGGAGATCGCTAGGTGGTTTAATATCCCCGTATCCAAACTGCGGGCAACTGGTGGCAGCACCTATAGCTCGCTCGAGCAAGAAAACCAAGCATTCCTCAGCGAGACGCTGCGTCCTTGGCTAGTCCGCATCGAGCAAGAGGTACGCAACAAACTGCTCCTGCCAATCAGCAGCAGCTACTATGTCGAGCATCGCGTCGAGGGGCTGCTGCGCACCGATCTCGCTGCTCGATACAGCGCCTACGCCATTGGACGCAACTGGGGCTGGCTCTCCGTCAATGAGATCAGAGCGCTCGAGCAGCTCGACCCTATCGAGGGTGGAGATGTATTTCTCCAGCCGCTCAACATGCAACCCGTATCGTCGATGGGTGGAGCTCAGGCACCACCTGCCGATCCTACTGTTGCGCCAGTTGTCGTCGATCCTACAGCGCTGCCAGCAGCACCAGCAGCACCGCCAGAGACCAACGACCTCGAGTCATATGCCAGCGATGCAGTCATTGCGTTAGCGCTGGCAATGACCGAACACCAGATCCCGAGCTGCGAGCATGGCAGCACCAATCGCTGCCGTGTCTGTGGCATCGAGCGTGAGCGTGAGCTAGTGCCACCGAGCCGCCCAGGTGGTCGTCACGCGTGGCGCATCAAGTGGCGACCGATCTTGCCGCTACGCAAAACAGAGCCTGCGCAGGAGGTCACCGATGGAGCGTAGATTACTCTCTACCGTCTCATCTGACGCGGGCCGACTGATGGGCTATGCCTCGGTCTACGGGCCGCTCAGCGAGGATCTAGGCGGTTTCCGTGAGAGGATCAGCCCCGCGGCATTTACTCGCACGCTTGAGGATACAAGCGCTGATGTGCGAGCTCTGGTCAATCACGACTCATCATTGGTGCTAGGTCGTCGCAGTGCGGGCACGCTCAAACTGAGCACCGACAAAAATGGCCTTGGCGTTGAGATCTACCCACCAGACACCAGCTATGCCAAGGATCTGCTAGCACTCATTCAGCGCGGCGATGTCAACCAAATGTCGTTTGGATTTATTGTCAGAGCTGACGAGTGGACAATCGAAGAGACAGTGCGAGTGCGGACCGTGACAGATGTCGAGCTCATCGAGGTCTCCGTCGTCACCATCCCCGCATACCCGGACACCACGGTCGCGATACGGTCGCGTGATCAGTGGAGCGCCAGTCAATTACGGCTGAGCGTACATTTGCGAGGCCGGAGATTGCTAATGACGCAGCTAGGCTGCGCAGGGAGGACATCATGAGCGCGACAATTGAACGCCGCGACCTGCTCGCAGCGCGAGCACGTCTGGTTGAAGAGGCTAACACTTATCATGAGTCGGCATCGACTCGTGAGTGGACGCCCGAAGAGAGCGCAAAAGTTGACGGTATCATTGCGATGATCACCGATCACGATACTCGCATCGCAGCCCTCGAGGCAGCGATGGCTGAGGATGTATCGAGCGAAATGGATCCGACTGCTGCTCCAGCAGGCACTCCTGATCCATTGGCTCAGCAGCAGGCAGCTCGCGCACGTCTCAGCGATGTGCTCGGCGCAAGCTCACGTCGCACTCGCCCAGCACCAGTGGGCGTTCCAATGTTCACACGTGACCTTGACGACAAGCGCGCTAACAAAGACCGTGAAACGGCACTTTGTGGCTGGTTCCTTGGCAACGATGCAAAGTCTGAGCATCGCTCAGCAGCTCAGCGCTCAGGCCTCAACCTGGGCAGCAATCGCCTAGTATTGACACGCGCAAACTCGACTACGACCACGGCTGGTGGTTACACCATCCCGCAGGGCTTTCTCGCTGAGCTCGAGAAAAAGATTGTCTACTTCAATCCATTGCGTGATGTCGCTCGCGTCATCCGCACTGAGAGCGGTAATAGCCTGCCATTCCCGACGATTGATGACTCGGGCAACCCCGGTACGATCGGCGCGGAAAACACAGCACCATCCGCCACCGACATGACGTTTGGCCAAATCACACTTGGCGCATACCGCTACGAGTCGTTGATTCTGTTGTCAAACGAATTGCTGCGTGATTCAGGCCTTGATCTTGCAACCGAAGTCGCTGGCCTGCTCGGCGAGCGTTTGGGCCGCAAGGAGGCAACGGATCACGCAACCGGCAACGGTACTACAACCTCGCAGGGTGTAGTTACTGGCTCCAGCGTTGGCGTTGCTGGCGCAACCACAACCACCATCACGCTCGCCAATATCATGGGCTTGCGTAATGCGCTCGACTAGGGCTACCAGCAAAATGGCGCATTCATGATGCATCAGACCATCTGGTCTACTATTCTCCAATTGGCCGACTCACAGAGCCGCCCACTGTTCCTCGACCTGCTCAACGGTAACCAGCCACGCTTGCTCGGCTACCCAGTCATCATCAACAACGCGATGGCCAGCTCGATCGTAGCCAGCGCCAAGACCGTATTGTTTGGAGATTTCTCCAAATACTAC